TCGCTCTAGGCGAATTGCTAATAGACCGTCCTGAAGATCTGCTCCTTTAACTTCTACAAATTCAGAGAGTCTAAATGATCTCTCGAATTTACGACCGCTGATTCCCTTATGTACATACATTTCTTGATTACGTCTTTGATCGCGATTACCTTTTACAGTAAGAATGCCATCATGCATAGTAATATCAATATCAGATTCTTTGAAACCAACAACTGCTAGTTCAATCAAATATCGATCGTCTGCTAAATGTACGACGTTATGTGGTGGATAATGGTCTTTCTTGTGGGACTGAGCCATACGCTCCAGATCATTAAAGATATGATCGAATCCTACAAATGCACCACGCGGGAAAGTAAGTGTGTTATTAGTCATATTGACCTCCAATAAGCAAGGTTGTAGATGGACCCGCAACTGCGGCATCCTATATTATATATAGTACTTTTTTTTAAAAAAGTACATTGTTATATTAAAATTAAATATGTTCTCCGCCAGGATCATGTGGATCAAGGGTAATTTTTTTTCCATCAATCCACATATACTGACGTGTGCGACTTACCGAGTGATAACCCGAGCGCAGACTAAAAACCTCTGGCTTGCGCTTTGCTGTTTCAAATACAGCGACTGTTACTGCAACGGCAGCAAGAAACATAGTATGAGCAATCATACTAATTCCAAATACCCAAAAGCTACCGACATAAAAAGAAAACACAATACACCACATCCAAGCTAAAACTTGAAGAACCATATGACGTGTATTTGTATCTGGAATATGCCGCAAAGGATTGATGTTCATATTCATCACACCATCCCAACTATTTACAACCATTTCTTTCATATCTTTTACCTTTTCAAATGTTACGTTTTGAGGATAATGAGCGTCTGCAGTATCTCGAAATTCTATAGCATCGTACAGACTGTGAAACTTTTCTGTTATTTTATGATCTTTAAAGTACGCTGTTACTTTGTACATCAAAAGAATCTTCCAATTAATCCTAGAATTATCTGATAAACTCCCCAACCTAGACAAAACGCCAGTGAGGCAAAAAGCAATAGCTCAATGCTATCAATGTTATGCCACCATAACTTTAATTTTTTCATTTTAACTCTGTACCTTTTTCATGACACTCAAATTGCACATCATAATATTCATTATCCATCCATCTAGTCCAAGATTCATCAGCAGCTAATTTTTCACACTGCTCATAAGTAAATTCATGATTGAGTACAGCTTGGTTTCCAATATACAACCAATCACCTTCTGCTGTTTGGCCCCACATAGTAATCACTAATAAAAAAGTTTTCATCATTTATTTCCAATATTATATTTTGGACACAGTTCCCAGTTAGTTTTATCTTTGTACGAAATGATTTTAATTTGTCTTAAAGGAGCTAGCGGCTGAGCTTTTTCTTTACTCTCGATTGTAACTAAACCCCAATCACCCATTAAAGTTGCAATTGTATTTCTACGTGCAATATCATTTTCTTCTAAATTAGATTTCTTTCCATCGAGTAAAAATAACTCTTTAAAGTGCACAATGAAATACCTGCCTTGTTTATGCAGAATATGACATGACTGATACAGCTTGCGATCTTTTCTAGACGCGACACCAATGCGAGTTAGGGTTTCTCTAATTTTTAGAAAGTCATCCGGCTCGTTTAGAGTGACTTCTAACATCTCGTTAGGAGACCACTCTACTATATTATTGTTTTCTTCCACCTTTGTTCACCTTCTTCTTCAATACTTCAATTTGATCTTTTGTAAGAAGGGACAAGACTTGTCGAGCTTTTTCATTGCTATAACCATAATAAGTCTTGACTACTTCCACATCACTTTGTGTTTCAGGTTTGAACCACTTAGAAAACCTTTTACGTTTTCTGACTATATTTATAAAAAAGTCGAATTGTAGACGATTGTCAAGATGAGCATTCAGATTCATCTCATTGGCCATCAACACTGTGTCTTGAAAGTAAGACAAGCTTCGATTTACCATGAATGGAGCGTATTGTTTTTCTGTGATGTCATCAACCATAATATCTTGTTTATTATAGTTGATAGCATTTACAAAGTCGAATGGATTCATTTTTCAAAAACTCGATTATGAGTATCATTACAACGGATAAAGGTGGTACATTTGCTTAGTTGCTTTAGGCCGGGCGCCCCAACATACGTGCAACTTGAACGCAAGCCACCAAGAATATCTTGTACCGTTTTATTTATACTGCCACGATACGGGACTTGAACATCACGACCTTCTGAAGACCGGTAATTTTTTAAACCGCCAGAATGTTTTTGATTTGCTGTGTCAGAACTCATTCCATAAAACTGCACAAACTTTTGATTGGTTATAACTGGATTATATGATTCTTTCTTTTTGTCGAACCACTGTTCACCAGTAGAGAAGTACTTTGTAATTACTTCTCCACCTCCCTCATCGTGTCCAGCAAGCATCCCGCCAAGCATAACAAAGTCAGCGCCAGCGCCAAATGCTTTAGCGACATCACCGGCAGAGTTGCAACCGCCATCAGCAATAATAAAACCTCCGAGGCCATGCGCTGCATCAGCACACTCGATAACAGCACTAAGCTGAGGATAACCAACACCGGTTTGGATACGCGTAGTGCAAACAGATCCTGGACCAATACCAACTTTAACAACATCTGCTCCATTTAAAATTAATTCTTGAGTTGCGTCTGCCGTGCAAACATTTCCGGCAATAATAATAATCTGAGGATAAAGATTTCTAAATTGTTTCACAAATTCAGCGAACCTTTGTGTGTATCCATTAGCTACATCGATACAAACGTATTTAATTTGTGGTGCTTGCTCGTAAACCATACGAAACTTTTCATGATCTTCGTCGCTTATTCCCATGGTATATGCTGCACAATGTTGTCTATTGAGTTGATGTACTTCTACCCACTTATCATCAGTGTCAAAGAAATCTACATATTGCGCAACGGTATAAGATTTAAGTAGGCATGTAAATAAGCCTAGCTCAGCTAAAGCATCCGCCATTTCAAATGTGCCAACACCATCCATGTTGGCAGCCATGATTGGGATGTTATAAAATGTTTCTCTATTAGCAAATTCATAGTGACGATCTAGATCCACATCTTTTCTAGAAACAAGTGTAGATCTCTTAGGCCTGAAAAGCACGTCACTATAATCTAATTTTACGTCTTCTTCAATTCTCATTTACAATTCCCCTTTAGTGCTCGGCATTAAGTAACTAAACATCAAAACCAACCTAGTTTTATACCATTGTGTGCTATGATAAAAAAGCATGCCGTCAAATGAACAATCACCCATACACTACGTAATACCGCAGCAATGTCACTTTCGTGATCATCACCAATCTTACTACCTATTGTTTTTGCCCAGACACGCCAGGCTTTACACAAACTCGACATTCGCCATAATCTCCGTCATACAAGCGACAACATTTAATTCATGGTCAGCAACGAATGCATTCTTATATTGATAGTCTGCAAGGATAAGAACTAACTGTGGAATAGAATGTGGTTGAATATGATCTAGCATTCTATCATAGATGCCTCTGAAAATAGCTGAAGCATCTGTATCGATATTGTTAGCAACCCATTGACGCATCTTCTTAAAGTCTTTGCTCTTTAGATGTGCAAATAGATCAGAAAAATTGTCGCTACGATTACTATTAACCACTGTATCACTAATATGGCCTGTGACAGAATATCTTTGAAGCTCATTAAGTACTCTTCTCCAATCAGGCGCATACTTCATAATCAAATCAGCAACTGCCATTTGATCATAGCCTACGCCTTCTTCTTCTAGAACATGTTGGCAACGTTTCATAAACTGCGCAGCGAGTGGCGCAAGATCTTTTTTACTTGTATTAAATTCATATACGCCACAACGAGAATGAAGTGGCTCGATAATACGATTCTTAAAATTACAAGTAAGAATAAACCTACAATTATTTGCAAACTCTTCAATAAAACCACGAAGAGCCGGCTGTGTAGATTGAGGATTTAGATAATCTGCCTCATCAAGGATGACAACTTTGTATCCACCTTGTAACGAAACAGAACTGGCAAATTGCTTAATTTTGCCACGTAAGGTATCAATGTTACCTTCTTCAGAACCATTGATAACGATGTAGTCAAGGCTTAGCTCATCGCACAAAGCACGTGCAACTGTTGTTTTACCTAGACCAGCTGTGCCGGTGAGGAGCATATTAGGTAACTCCCCACCATCCACAATTTTTTGAAAAACTTGCTTAAGATTATCTGGTAGGATAGTCTCAGCAATACGGCGTGGTCGATATTTCTCGACCCACAAGAAGTCGTTTGACATTTACAATCTCCATAACAAATATAATTATATCACAAGTAGTCACGATTGTAAATAGTTTATTCTTCTTCTTCGCCGTCGGCCATAGCCGCTTCTTGTTGAAGCTGCTCACAAATTTGCACGATTTGAATGCATTGATCTCTAAGACCACCGATGGTAGAAAGCTCTTCGCCTTTAAATCCACCACGTTGAGTCATAGCATCAATCACTGCAATCGTACTGCGTGCCGATTTATTAGCAAGATCTTCAAGTTGCTGCATGATTTCTTCTGACATGTCATACTCCGAAAGTTGATGATTTTTCTAGCGCAATCCAATAGCGAACGTTCAACTCTTTATGTTTGAATTGCGTAATCAGTTTAGATGAGATTTGAACTTCATAGTCTCCAGGCAAAATCTTAAGATTGCCAATGTTAAGTACAAAGTTAAATACAGCATCTGGTTTAAACTCGCCATCCACGTCAATTGAGAACGTATTGGATGTTGAGTTTTGGCTATCCACTACAGAAAGACTTAACACGCCATCTTTACCTGAGATGGAAACTTCACTATGACCAAGTGCAGAAGCTGCGCGCTTAAGCTTATTCAAAGTATCATTATCCAACACAAAAGCCAAATCAGCTTCAGGCATGTTAATGTCTTTCTGAGGGGTTGTCAAAGTTTCTTCAGAGGAGAAGAAGTATTTGACTTTTGATCTACCAGTGGAATCTCCAATGTTGACGTACTCATCTTCAAACTTAAGACGAGGTGTGTCAACCAGAGATAGAACACTGATAAATTCGTTAAGGTCATAGATACCAAAATCATTAGGAAACTCTTGATCAACGATTGCTGTCGCCAACACGTTACGAGCTTCTGAAATAGTTTTGATAGTATTACCAGAACGAATTATGAGATTCTGGTTAATACCAGAAAAATTCTTGAGTACTTGGAGAGTACCTTCATTCAATTCCATCATGTAACTCCATTTTCATTATATAGTTATTATATATTAGTTTCACTAGAATGTAAACCATTAAGCTGCAATTTTACTAAAGTTTTTTTCTTTCTTAAACTCAATTTTGCTATTGAACTTTCCATCAAGGATTTCTCCTTTATGTGAGATGACAAAGATGTTTGTGTCATCGCTTAGTGTGTGAAGAATCTTAAGAAGATTTTCTACACCATCATGATCCAAAGAAGAGTCAAAGGTTTCATCTAAGATAAGAAGATTTGTAGCTACGCTGTTTTTCATTTTAGCTACCTGCCTCCACGTAAACAGAAGAGCTAAATCAATCCTTTGCTTTTCTCCTTCAGAAAAAGAATCATATGTAAATTCATCTCTATGACGAGAACGAATTGTTTCATTAAAGCTTTCATCTAGATCAAAGTGAACAAAGAAATCTAAAATTTGTAAGTATTGATTTACTAGTTTATTAATAACTGGCAGATATTGCTTGATGATTTTTGTTTTGATTCCAGTATCCTTAAGCATTTCTGCCATAACAGCATTATAGGAATATTCTTCAGAAACTTTAAACTTTTCTTCGAGCAAATTGTTTCTATCTGTTTGAATAGAAGATAGATCAGTCTCGGCCAAATTAAGATCAGCCGAGACTTCTTTGTTTAAGTAGTCTTGATATGACTTGATATTCGATTGGTGCGTCGAGATCTGGACGTTATTTTCAGAGAGTTCAGATACTTTAGATCGTAGCGTTCTAAGTACGTCGCTAGTCTTACTAATCGCTTCCTCCACCGCGGTCCCGTCCGTACCGATCTTACGGCATTCGGATTGTAGGGCATTGGCTTCTTGCTCCGCAGTTGTGAGAATGTCATGTTTATGCGAGTCTGTGATGTCTTGCTCGCATACGGAACAAACCTCATTCTCTTGGAAAAACTTGATCCTTTTGCGGACGTTGGAGAGAGTTGTCTGCCTATCTTGACCTCCGAGCATAAGGGCCTGGCGTTTATCATGTAAAGCTGACAACCTTTCCTCGGTTTCTCGAATAGATTCATCGAGGCCCAAGCTAAGCTTACTATTCTTAGCTTGTAGTTCATCGATACTATTCTGCGATGCATATATCCTAGATTCATATTCCTTTCGATTCTCTTCAGTTAGTGTTTTAATGTCGCGGATGTACTTTTGTTGTGTGTCAATTTTATTCTTAGTAATCTCGACATTGTAGCTGATGTCTTTTAACTGATCTTTAATCGAACTTTGTTTCTCCTTAAGGATAGTATTCATTTTTGAAAACACGTTAATGTCAAGCAAATCTTCGATAACGTCTCTTCTATGTCCACCAGGCAGTTGCATAAACGGGATAAACGATGATGATCCTAGAACAACAACCTGGTGAAAAGATTTATGATTTAGCTTGAGAATATTTTGCTCGAGAATTTTTTGATACTCTTTAGCATGTGATGACTGATTAATCATATCATCATTTTTCCAGATCTCAAACTTACCTGGCTTAATACCTCTCACAATCTTGTAATAATTCTTACCAATAAGAAATTCAACTTCGACAACACAACTTTTATTATTAATTGAGTTGATAAGCTGAGGTTTATTAATATTGCGGTGAGGTTTACCAAATAGACCAAACGAAACGGCGTCTAACATAGTCGATTTACCAGATCCATTTTGGCCTATAATCAACGTAGACTTTGCTTGGTCTAAATCAATTTCTGTAAAAGAATCTCCAGTACTAAGAAAATTCTTCCACCTTACTTTCTTAAAAACAATCATGCAATCTCTAGCGCCTGTGCTTCTGTCATGAGTTCACGCATTTCAACTTTAATACGAGATTTGTCAAGGTCAGTTTCAACTCCATCAATATAGTCATCGACTAGTTGTGGTGTATCGTCAACTTCTAACCCATCATCTTCTACGTTTTCACCTAAGAATTCATTAAAATTTTCCGCGATTTTTAGTTCATGTATGTTTCTATTCTGAATACGATCGATAAACCTATCAAACAAGAATGTGTCACTTTTGTTAACTACCACAACTTTTACAAACTTGTTATCTAAATCATCGACATTATAGTTATTATAATCTATTTTGTCATCATTGTAAACAATTTTTTTAAACAAAGTGTGTGGATTAAGAATTTTTTCGATCTCACGTGTTTCAGTATCAATCACATGAAAATACTTTGGATCCGCTTCATCAGACCAGAAAAATTCCATCTGACTTCCTAGATACCAAACATTATCTTTGCGAGATGAAACATGAAAATGACCAGTAAGTACTAACTCAAATTTTTCAAATAGCTTATGATTCATACCGTCATGAGATTCTACACCTCTCATCAATTCGAATCCACCGAGTTCTAAGTGCGCACCAAGCCAGTCAGCTTTACAATCACGAATAAAATTCATCGATGTTTCGTAATTATCTTGGCAAATCCAAGGGAGCAGTGCCATCTTAAGTGATCCATATTCCATGACTCGAGGTTCCATAACAATATGGATTTCGTTCATATAGTGGCCTAGGCATTCTTTCAATGAATTAAGATCATTCGTATTTTTGTAATACGTATCGTGGTTACCAGGTATAATATCCATCTTCATTCCACGAGATCTTAGTTCATTTAGAAAATGTTTACGATTGTGATTCAGTGCTTTAAAATTTACAAACTTACGATGATCATAGTAATCACCTAAGTGCAAGATTTGTTCGATGCCACGTTCTTCACAGGCAGGAAAAAATACTTCTTTGTAAAATTTAGCTGAGTTCTCTAAAAAGATTTCAGAAGAGTTTCTGATACCACAATGCGTGTCATTCAGTATTGCTAACTTCATTAGGTGCTTTCCTCAAAATAACATAATCATTGTGGATAATCCACTCTAGCTTATCGCCAACAATCCAACCTTGTTCTTGTACAATTACTTCAGGGAATTCAATTACAAGGTCTTCCCCTTCTTCAGTTACTTCAACTGTATATAACTTTGCTGGTTTCATTTCATAAACTCACTTAAATCTGAATCAACATTTGTGACTCTTCGTCTTTTCTTTTCTGTCTTAGCAAATTCTTTAACTTTCTCGTCATGAACTTTTACTTTATCTATTCGATCTCTTAAGCCATCGACAAATGCTTCAACAACTTGTTGGCTCATTTGATCACCTAGTTCATTATCGACAAAATTTTCAATGCCGGATCTAGATAAGTATCTTAGTTTAATGTCTTGCTGTTTCTTTTCTCGAGAAATCCTACGCAAAAAAGCATACCACGTAATCTGTGTAAAGTATGCAAATGCGTTAGGTTTGCCTGTTCTTGTAGCTGCTTCCAGATTATAATTATGAATTGCCTTTAAGCAATTTTCAACTGCATCCATCACCATCTCTTCGCGATATGTGTAGCGAATAAAATTAGACTTGTGAGACAAGCCTTCAGCGATTCGTAAGAAACACTGAGCAATATAGTCAGGTACCACAGGTACAGTTATGTCTTCAGCTTTGGCTTTATTACAAATGGTAACATAGTCAACTACAGCTTGAGAAAATTCAGCATTATTGACGTAGTGAATGCTTTTTTTCTTAGCCATGATATGGGTCTACCTCCTTAATCAATTAATACTATTATACACAATTAGAAGCTAAATGTACACCATTAAACTTTGTTTTGATTTTAAAAATTAGTGGTGTACTTTTCCGCCAGATATGGTATAATAATATTAAGGTTTTCCGGGGAGGGATATACTCTCTTCTTCAGTTTTGTACTGCCATTCGTCTGTGTGGCCTACTGACCATTTAGGTTCTACTTCTACTGCATAGTTTTGAGTACAAACTTTAAAGTCGGGTTGTTTCAAGTTCGAAGGTGTCAAGCTTGAATCTCTCCAGATAACTCGATTATTAGGTTGAGCAGCAAATTGCCCGTTATCTAGTTCAATAATATTAAAGGATTTATGTTCCGGGTCATGTTCAGAAAAGTTAGTGTTAAGAATGCTATGATCTGGGTGTGCGTTATCGATAGTAAAGCTATATTCTCCGGCATGCATATTCTTATCTTTACCAAAGAATTCACAACGTGATAACAAAGGTTTATGTACAACCGTTACGTGATAATCAAAGCAATCCCATAATTGTAAAACATCTAAAGGTAATAAATTTTCATGATCAACATCTTGTTTCCACACAAAGGCAGAGAGAGGAAGCTTATCGTATAATGCTCCATAATCTGTCAATAGTGTTTCAAAATATAATGCTTTATATTGGATTGATTTTACTGAGATCCAAACGCCGGGTGTTAATTCTCCATGGCCCTTTTCATGATCATACAAAAATTCTTTTCGTACGAATACTGGAATCGGTGGTAAAGGATGTACTAAAAAAGCCATTAGTGAAAAAGATCTTTCTTTGGTTTAAAGGTTATGATATTCCCAGGCGTATCTGAGTCTTTAGCTATTGTCTTCTTTTTGCTATCGATATAATCAGCTAAGAAATCTTGAAACTCGTCTTCGTCCATGTCTTCTGCCTGTGATGCGATATCATCTAGAGGCATGTCATGTCTTTCATTGTCGAGGTTAACTTTTATTTTGTCTAGCGTTTCGACATAGTAATCGAGCATTTTGCCTGTAGGGTTAGCCTCACATATAATATGCATTGAGTTTAAGGTTTGTAATGTAGTCGGATCATCGTTAAATCCTAACCACGGCCTGAAGGCATAAAAGCGCACACCTTTCTGGAAGTCTTCGACGAAAACAATTCGCAAAGCTCCTCTGATAACCATGCTAGCGTCATCTTCTGTGCTGTACGTTAATACTTCGCATATGATTTCATCATCGTTGGTCAGCTTAAATTGTTTAATATCATTCATTTTAAATCAATCCTATAAGACTTGTGATTAAACTTTTCTTTTTCGTATATCTTCAAGCGTTCGGCTGAATGAATTAGCGAGAAATTTTTTCTGCTTTTCCAACTAATGTCATCACTAATATCATAAAGGATGGTGTCGACACCGTTTTCACTTTTTCTCAGACCTCTTCCAATACTTTGCAAAACTCTAATTTGCGATTTACTTGGCGATGCAAATATGATATTATGTAGATTCTTAATATTTATTCCAGTTGAAAAGGTACCAAGTGAAGCAACGATAATAGCATCTTTTTGTTTTTCAACTATACCTCTAATTGCTTCTCTATCTGTTGCGCCTGTTCCACCAGACACAAAGAAAACCCTTCTTCCTTCCTCCACCTTATTATCTATCAACTCATGTAAAGGCTTTCCATGCTTCTCAACATAATTGTAAAGTACTAGTGTATTTCCTTTTTGGTCTACGGCCAAATTAGAAATAAATTTATTTCTTTGCTCTAGCGAGACAATATAATCGATCTCATCCGGATATGTTCTCTTACCAAAGTTTTTACGTACTTCCTCTGCATAGTTAAGTATGATTCGTTTAATCTGCAACCTTGCGAGAGTATCGTTATCTTGTAATTCTTTTGTTGTGGTGACTTTATAAGTTCTACCGAAGAGACCTTGTAAAACAAGCTCATGTGTTTGAGTTCCATCTAACGTTCCAGTTGTTCCATATCGATATCCTGCTTCAGTGCATTTATTCATGATATTAGTTAGTGATTTAGATTTAAATCCATGACACTCATCTCCAAACACAGCACCAAATTGTTTAAACCATGCTTTCGGTAATTTATATATTGACTGCCACGTTGAAATAATAATTGGACAATCTGTATCTTTGTCTTTACCTGAATAAATTTGGTGTGCTAATTTTTCTGGCATGCCATAAGAAATAAAATCACTTTTCATTTGTTCTACAAGCGAGGTAGTGGGTACAATCACTAACGCTTTTTTCTTGTGTCGTGAAAGATACCAGCTAAGTAAAGCATATATGATAAGCGATTTGCCTGATCCAGTAGGCGATAGCAAGATACCTCTTTTTCTTTGCAACCCTTTTTCAATTGCATCTAGTTGATAATCTCTAACGCTAAAGGGCAGCCCCAAAGAATCAAGAAAAGAAGTGAGTAACTGTATATCAATATTTTGTTTTTCATAAGGTAGTCCATATTCTGTTTGTATTGGCTCAACAATATAATCACGCGCTTTTGCAAATTGTACTAAGTGATGTATCAAACCAGCCGGCAACTCACCTGTCATACGACTAAACAAACGTATCTTTCCATCCCACATGCGATTGCGATATGCCGGCATAAACTTGTAACCAGGCACGTAGAAGCTAAAGAACTCATTTAGTTCTTGTGCCACACCGCTATCGCATTGTAAATGTAAATTAGAGTGATCTAATTTCCGGACTGAAATTTTTTCCATTCTATCATATTCTTCACTGTCTGATGTCTCCAAGTAATATTACTAAGAATTTCTTTTAAGACATCAATGGACGTTTTATAGTATTCAATTCTTTCTTCAGACTTTTGAATTTCCGGATCTGAATCATAGTAGTAATCCATTTCGCCTTTTAGTACCTTTAGCCCGTTAAAAGGATCTGGATTCCAGCCTTTAGTTTTCAAATCTTCTTCTGGCATTTTGCCATTATAGTAAAGCCACTTGTCTTTAAGCAATATTTTTTGCTGTGCCTCAGCTCTTTTAAGCTTAAGCTTTGTATGCGACAAAAGTTCTAGGTATTTAGAATGTAATAGAGGAGCATCTCTTGAAGCTTCGTCTAATCTCATTTCATGAATAACACAGTCTTCATTCCACATTGCGTGGATTCGTTTTAAGTCCATAATATACCTTCATCATGTTAAAGTCTTGTTCACAGCAATAGATGGCAATCCATCTACATTCGTAGTATATGACGCACCAACTAATTCAAAGTACGAGAATCTAAATGATGCGCCAAAAGTAATAAAAGATTCTCCGCCTGTTGTCGATTCAAACTGAATGTCTGTTAATGCAGTAGGAATACAATCTATATATCTAACTTGCTTAGTCTTATTATTGTGGCTGTTAAGAATAGTCAACGTCATGTCTGCCATCGATGGAGGCTGTACCTGTGTTCTTAAACCAGGTGCAACATGATCTAGATCTAAATTTCTTCTCATCCATGAATACATTTCGTCATATGCTTTCATGTCTTCATCCAAAAGGATGTTAGCCTGTAACTCATTGAAAGTTAATTTATCTCCGATAAAAGGTATACCAG